TAAACTTAGACCTAAAAACCATTATAATGGTAGTAGGAGGGATTATTAGCTTAACTATGACTTACTCTACCCTTACTAAACAAATAGAGCTTAATAAGCAAGAAATAGAGGTTGCTAAAAAGCTACCACCTTCACAGTCATTAGAGGTTGTTAAACAAAGAATAGAGTTTCTTGAAGGACAAATAGAAGCTAAAGATAAACGATTAGATAAGATAGAAGATAAAATATATAAAAGATGAACAAGTTAATTGAGTTTGTTTTTATGATAGTAATCATATTAGTAATTGGCTCATTTACAGTTTTACCTTTAAATTAAAACTATGGAAACTATAAAACATTTATTAGGAATTTGTGGCGAAAGTCATATAAACATTTACACAGTAATTTTATCAGTAATTATTTTAAAATACATTTATGAAAAATATACTAGCAAAACTATTTGGAGGAGCAGCAGGAGGAGTAGCAGAGAAGATATCTAACATCATAGCTAAACATACTTTCTCAAAAGAAGATAGAGCAAGGTTTGAAAATGAGATGACTAAGGTGTTAATAGATGCAGAAGCTGATATGCAACAAAACGTAACAGAGCGTTGGAAAACTGATATGAATAGCGACAGTTTTTTAAGCAAGAATGTAAGACCTTTAGTATTAATCTTTTTAGTTGTATCTACTGTACTTATGGTGTTTATAGATGCAGGTGTTATTTCGTTTGAAGTTAAAGAAAGTTGGATTGATTTGTTACAGTTAGTGCTTATAACAGTCATAGGAGCTTATTTCGGTGGTCGTAGTTATGAGAAAATAAAAAAGTAATGGCTAAAACAATTAATATAAGCTCATATAGAAGCAAATCAAAGAAACGTAAAGGAATACATGCTAAAAGTAAAATGAGTACCTTAAAAGGCTCTAAAAACTATTTTAAAAAATATAAAGGTCAAGGTAAATAATTTTTTTATATATTTACTGCACACTTGCAAAACCTAATAAAGTTGGACGTTGCTTGGATCGGGTAATTAATTTTTCTTTTCTTTTTGCTGGCTTTTTCTTTTCTTTTTTCTTTTTACCCTTTTTCTTTTTTCTTTTCTTTTATTATAATTTAAATTTATATATTAGCTAATATGAGAAAAATATCACGTAAAGGACTTGTGAAAAAGTTAGATACAATTTTTTCAATATTTATTAGATTAAGAAAAGCTAATGAGTTAGGTGAAGTTAGTTGCTATACTTGTGGTAAAAAAGATCATTATAAAAAAATGCAATGTGGTCATTTCATGTCAAGAAAACATTATTCAACACGTTGGGAAGAATTAAATTGCCAAGTACAGTGTTATTCATGTAATGTAATGAGGTATGGAGAACAATATAAATATGGACTTCAGTTAAAAAAAGAATATGGTGAACATTTACCAGATAAATTATTAACAATGTCAAGAAGTGTAGTTAAATTCTCAAATGATGATTTAAACGAAATGATAAATAGATATGAACATTATGTTGATTTATTGAAAAAAGAATTATATTTGTAGAATAATTACCGCTAGGTAGTTTGTTTCCTAACTGTTTTGTTTAATTAAGGGGTAAATTAATTTTTATCCCTTTTTTATTATATCATTTTTTTTTATATATTTGTATAGAACAAAAAAAACAGTTTTATGGAATATCAATTAGCAGCAATACTAGCTCTTAGAAAAAAAGTAGAAGATTTACAAAATCAAGTTGAAGAATTAACAATTAAACTTGAGAAGTCACAACAAGATAATTTATTAAATACTTAACAATGGAAACAAATATTTACCATAAGCTTTATAAGCTTCAATCCGAGATTGGTACGGTTAGCAAAGATGTAAGAAATCCTTTTTACAAAAGCAAATATTTTGATATTAATTCTCTTATAGGACAATTACAACCTTTATTAGAAAAACACAAATTAGTATTAATTCAACCTATAACAGATAATCAAGTAAGAAGTGTTATAGTTGATTTAGATGGTGGTAGTGTTGAATCAAGTATGAAATTACCTGATATTCAAGACCCACAGAAAATAGGTTCAGCAATAACTTATTATAGAAGATATACATTAACATCATTACTTGGATTACAAGCTGAAGATGATGATGCTAATTCGACTGTAGGTTATAAATATCAACCAAAAAAACAATATAATTCAAATAATAATAATCCTTTAAGTAATATATTAAAATAAAAATTATGGCTTCAATACAAACAATAAGTATAGATCTTACAAAAATCGATAAATCAAAGATAGTAAATGACAAATATCTTAACATAACTGTAACACAAAATAATGAGACTAATAAATATGGTCAAAATGTTACTGTTACACATAATCAAACAAAAGAAGAAAGAGAAAATAAAACACCTAAAATTTACTTAGGTAACGGTAAAACAGTTTGGAATGACGGTACTGTTGTAAATGCTGAAAGAGTTGAAAATATAAATAATTCAGAACAAAACAAAAGTAGAGAAGAAATAGATATATTTTAATGTTAGCTAATTTAGATCATTTAGAAAAAAAGATCTTAGATGTAAAATACGGTAGAATTAAACAAGGTTTAAAGGTTGATGTTCCTGAGATAGATGAGCATATAAGATTTAAACAAAATAACTTTAATTTAATTCTTGGCCACGCTAACGTGGGAAAAACTACAGTTATTTTATATTTAATGTTATTATATACAATAAAGCATAACGTTAGATGGTTAATATTTTCCGCTGAAAATACTTCACAATCAATAGCTAGAAAAATATTAGAATTTAAAACAGGTAAAATAGTAAATAATGTTGCTGATAAAGATATACAAAAAACATTAGATTGGTTTAATGATTTCTTTAAAATTATAGAAGTAGATGATTTATATAATTATAAGGAACTTTTAGACGAGGCCAAAAGGATAAAGCAATATTTTAATTATGATGGTTTTTTAATAGACCCTTATAATAGTTTAGTAAAAGACAGAAACATATTGAGAGGTATAAATACTCATGAATATGATTATCAAGTAGCAAGTGAATTTAGGTTATTTTGTAAACATCAAAACGTTTCAATATGGTTAAATGCACACGCTGTAACCGAAGCATTGCGTAAAATACACATAAAAGAGCATGATTATGCAGGGTTACCAATTCCACCAAGTTTAGCTGATGTAGAAGGTGGAGGTAAATGGGGTAATAGAGCTGATGATGTTTTTACTATTCATAGATATATACAACATCCTACAGATTGGATGGTTAGTGAAATACATGTTAGAAAAATAAAAGAAGTAGAAACAGGTGGAAGACCTACTCCTATAGAGCAACCAGTTAAATTACGAATGACAAAAAATAATATTGGTTTTGAATTTGCTGGAGTTAATATATTGCATTGTAATAATAACGACGTAAAAGATATATTAAAATTTTAGTTATATTTACATGTGTCACATTGGTTAGAGATTATTGCTAAAGATCACAAAGAATGGATTAAGATAATAAATTCATTTGGCGAATACGATTATGCAGAAGACATTGTACAAGAAATGTATTTAATATTACATAAGTATGCTGATCCTAATAAAATAATAACCAACGGAAAAGCAAATAGAGGTTATGTTTTTTTTACATTAAAGACAACCTACTATCAATATTATAATGCTAAGCATAAAGTTAAAAAAGTAAGCATAGATGATTACAAGATAAAGTATGAAGATACAATTGAAGAGCAATTAGCTTACGATAAAATATGTCAATTAATAGATAATGAAATAGAAGATTGGCATTGGTATGACAAAAAACTTTTTAAGCTGTATAGAGATACTGATATGAGTATAAGAAAAATAGCTAAAGAAACACAAATAAGTTGGGTAAGTATATTTAATACATTAAAAAATTGCAAAAATAAAATAAAAAATAAATACGATAAAGATTGGCAAGAATACAAAAAAAAATAATTATGAAACAACCTAAAGACAAAAGAACAAAAGCGTATAAAGACTGGAAAAAAAAATTTGATTTAGAAAACGAAAATAAATCAGAAGGACTTGGTGATACTATAGAAAAAATAACAGTTATGACTGGTATTAAAAAAGTTGCTAAGTTTATAGCTGGAGAAGATTGTGGATGTGATGAAAGAAAAGATAAATTAAATAAAGTACTACCATATCACAAACCTAAATGTTTGAATGAATTAGAATATAATTTTCTTGAAAATTGGTTTTCTGATAGAAGATTGACTATTACACCTGAAAAACAACAAAAACTTTTAGATATATATAATAGAGTATTTAACACTAAAAGAAAACTAACATCATGTAACTCTTGTGTAAAAGAAGTTATAATTGATCTTGAAAAATTATTTAAAACTTATTTATAATGGATTTACTTAGGAAACAAATCTACGAATTACATTTTAATGAAATAGGACAAACTTTAAAACAACAGTTTGAAAAAACAAAAGGAGCAAAAAGAAAAAAAATATCTAATTTAATTAAGAATATAAATGAGATGTATATGTATACAAATCATTTAGAAAAACAACT